GGACTCTTGAATACGCCGAAACATATTCCAGGCCCGGTCCACCCCTTCCATCGCAAACATCTGGCCATACTGGAGGACGTTCATATAGAGCGCATAAGGCCCAGGACGTTGAATCCCAATGAGGGCGTTAATCATGGCCAGAATGGTCGGATAGATATTGTCGGGATCGGTCCACGTCGCGCCGGAGCCCGTGATCCGCTGGGGATGCGTGCGGTAGCCGTAGATGGTCAGTCCATCATAGACATGATCAGGCGCGCCGTTAAAGAGCCAGTCCTCGAACTTCTCATCGACCGAGCGCATCGCTTCTTCGGCATAGGCGGTGTCGAGCGTGCCGCCGTTGCGCTGCATGGCTTCGACTTCCGTCAGATCGAACTCCCAATCTTCGTACGCAAAGGGCAGTGGGACCATATGCGGGGCGAGGCTCAAGCGCTGGTTATTGCCCGCCGCGCTCATGCGCATGTCGGTCAAGGCCGGGTCCATCCGCGTGACGGTCTGGTACATGGACGCCGCGACGCCGAGGTTCGGAATGGTCTGCGTGAGGCCGCGACTGGTGAGATCGAGGACGCCCGCCATATACTGGTCCGCAGTCCGCAGCAAGAGCGTGTCAATGAGGAGCCACTGGTCACGCATGAGTGTCGTGGCATTGGTGTGCAGCTGATAGTGCTGCTGGGATTGCTGGATCGCATGGAGACGCAAGCGCGCGATCCCCTCATGCGACAGCATCGACGGCGGCGGCCCCCCGCGCATGGCCTGGGTTTCAAGGGCGACTGGCATAGACGGTGCTCCTTATTGCGCCACAATGCGCACGACGATGCGGCCCGGCGACGGATCACCCGAGGCCAGTTCCGCTTCCCAGGCTTCGGCGACAATCGGCCCCGTGGTGGCCGCGCGCAGGAGCCCATTGCCCGCGGATTCGAGCGGCGTCCCGAGGGGAATCGCCGTGCCGGTGGCACAGCGCGCGAAGATACGCGCGCCCGGGCTGGGCGCAAGCGTAAACACCGTGTCGCCCACGGGGTAGACATCGTCGATGCACTTGCCAAACTGCCAGTTGCCGTCGGCAAAGAGCGGCGCGGCACGCCCGGCAGCGGTGCCATGGGCGCGGACTTTGCCATTGTCCGCACCAGGCGTCGCAATCATCTCGATCAGATCTCCAGGCGTGATGAGCGCTTGCGCGGTCGCGTGCGCCTGATTACACGGCCCCCAACGCATGATCTGCTGGTTTGGCATGCCAACCTCCTTTCGTTGCCATAGGATAGGAGACGACTACGCGCTCTTGGCCTCCACTTGCTTCGTCAAAATCGACAGGGGCTTCCAGGCGTCAAGTTGCTCGCCTTGCTGGCGTACTGCGGGGAATCCCTGGCCGTCGTAGGCCGCACTCGGCTGCTCACCCATGGCCGTGAGGTCCTCCAGCTCCTGGAGCGACATGCTCTTGAGGGTGGACTCACTCAGACGACACCACGTATTCGCCACCAGTGCGGCAATGACCGTCGCCTTCCGCGTCTCCTGCGCCTGGAGGGCTGCCAGCGCGTCCGTGTCCGGCTCGAGATAGGCGAGCTGGGCTTCGGACATCGCTTCGAGCACGGCGCGGTCGCTTTCCGTCCACTTCGTCTGCGTGTGCGTGATCAGCGCTGTGACACGCGCTTTGACCGCCTCAGTGGCCATAGGAGAGTCCTCCTGTTGTTGCGTGACGGGGACATAGGTGGTCTGGCGCTGCACGTCCGTGGCGCCTTCGGTGAGGGCGATCTGGCCGTCCGTCTCGGTCCATGAGCGCTGCAGCAAGCGCTCGCCCTGACGGTAGGTGAAGGTCTGGTTGGCCACGTCAACCGCGTCGATAAAAATTGGGGTGAAGTCCACGGCCATCTCACGCGCCAGCGCACCGTAGAGACTTTCCCGTATGTCAGCGTCCGTCTGGTTCGTCCGGAGCGGTGGTGTCGGGAGTTGGCGTGCGAGCGCGCAGATCTGCGCATTCGTGCCATCACCCACATAGTAGCCATTCACAAAGACGGCAGGTGCTCCTGGCGGGAGCTCAGCTTCCTCTTGCTGCACAAAGGTTTTCAGGGTGTGCACAAAGCCGCGCCAGCCGCGCGCCTGCACATGGTCCATAGGCGTCTCCTGATGGCAGGTGCACTGCTGGTTGAGGCGCGGACTCCCGCAGCCACTCTGCCAGTCGCAGGCGCCGATGCCGTTGGGTAAGAGGGCGAGATGGTCAGGCCGGAGATCATGGTGCACCTCGCTGAAGGGCACCCCGTAGAAGGCGCCGCTGGTCTCTTCGGCGTACGAGTAAAAGCCGGTGGAGATCTCGAGGGGCGTCTGCGCTTCGAGCATGGTCATGGCCTGCACCGCTTCGCCACCGACGGCCTGCACCTGCGCCACGTCAAGCCAGAGTTCCGCCTGCAAGCTCGTGACCGTATGCCCTTGACGTTGGCCAGTCCCAAGGCGTGCACGGTAGAGATGCCCGACGCCTGCGTGAGCGAGGACCTCGGGGGTGCGCGCGCTCATGGGCACGCCATGCGCATCGAGCGGGTGGTTCAGCACGACGGGCACGTTGTTCCAGTCAGGAGCGATGAGTTCGCTGCCGGGAATGTAGGCACCATTGAGCACGCCTTCCACAATTAAAACGGCGGGAGCAGTCAGATATTCGCGGTTGTGCAGGGTGAGACGCGCGGGGGGGACGGTCAGGGCAGTCTGGATGGTGAGGCGCCGTGTCGTGCGTGGCATGCGGGTGCATCCATAAAAAAAAGCCCGGCCAATCGAGACCATCTCGATCAACCAGGCTTAGTGCGTTCTAGAGGCCTGCGCTCACTCCTCGGAGTGGCGAGTTGCGACAACTATGGAATGAGCCAACACTTTTGTCAAGTTCTTACAGGCACTCAAGGCCGTTGCCTTGCCCGTGAGCACAATGTCACATTTGCCCAGATGCCCACCGGCGTGATGAAAGGTGACAGAGCCATTGGCCTGGCTCTCCAGGATATGCACCCACAATTCGAGCACGTCGCGTGTGACACCATGGCGCGCGAGCAGCGCGAGCAGGCCTGCAGTATGGTCAGACATAGCGCGCAAGTCCCTCTTCTAAGGCCCGTGCCACATCGTGACGGATAGCGGATTCTCGTATACGCACGAGAGGATAGTTGTTCCTGCGCATCCATCCATCCTTCTGCCGGTCGCGTTTTTGGACTTCCGGCCTTGCATGCCAATAGTCACCATCGCATTCTAATACCAGTCCAAGCCGAGGCAAAAAGAAATCGACGGTCCACGGTCCTAGAGGCATTTGCGCAAAGAACGATTCGCCGCGCTGGCGCAAGGCATCCGCAACGCGCACTTCAAGAGAGGACGGTCGGCCTTGTTGCTTGCCTGTACAATACGCGCCCACGCATTGCCGTGAGCAAAAGCGGCCTTCGCCCATGAGGACCTTGGCTCGCTTGACACGAAACAATTGCCCACAGGCTGCGCAGCGTTGTGTGATATGTGCCGCTGGAATAAAGAGGTGATGCTCAAGACCACGGACAAGTCTCTTCCCTTTCCCCATGCATGCACGAGAGCAATAGCGTGCTTCATCTTGCCTGCCTCTTGCCACCTCAAATGGTTTCTCACATATGGCACATAGAATCACAACATAAATCTTTTTGTTCCATGCTGCTGTGCCAATCTTTGCTTTATCGGAACATGCCTTGCCACAAAACTGAGCAGAGATAGCAGGTCTTATCTGAAAAACTTTCTGACAATACTGACAGACACAGTCTTTTCTTCTAGTGAGATTTTTACCACTACATGCACGACTGCAAAATATCTTTCTATCTGATGCCTGTTTCTCAAATTGTTTGTGACATTGTTGACAGGTAAGTGTGAGAACTTTCCGTCGAGAAAGACAGAAACAGATACGCGAACAATAACGTTGGGTGAGTTTAGAGGAGGGGACAACAAAGGTGGTACCACACTGCGCACATGGACGAGACTTCGACATAACACCTCCGATAGTGTTTCCGAGAGAGTTGATAGGCCAGGGCGTCTCGGAAAGCGCCTTTTTGCTGCGTCCAGCTAGACCTATCAACATTATATCCAAATTTAAGTGATAATACTAGTACTAGTTGTACATCGACACTGAGGATGTAAGGGAGGAAACATCACAGGCCCTAGAGGCGTCTGAAAGGGCTCATAGAGCCCCACGCCAGCAGCGTTTTGGCTTCTCGTAGACTGACATTGAGCACATAATCTTTCATCTGGTGACACAATCCAGTGTCTTTTCACTCGCTCTGGATCAAGACTACCGCTACGGTCCGCCTGGGTAAGCAACGCATACGCTCCATAGTTCGATGCGTACATGCTTTCTGTTCGTGCAATGTTCTCCACCCGGAGCTGCAGCGCCCGCCGGGCGGCCCGGTCCACCTGCGCTTGCGCCTGCGCCCGTGTCTTGCCGGCATCGAGCAGCCGCTGGCGCAGCGTCTCGATCGCCTCCGTCTGGCGCGGCGTCAGGCCGACGAACGCTTCGAGATCCCGCATCATCTGGGTCATGCTGCGACCGTCCTCGAACCCGCTCCGGATCACCGCGCGCACGTTCTTCAGCGTCGTCTCGCCAATGCCGACGATCTGGGTCCCGGCGTAGGTCTCGATGGCGGTGAGGGCCTCGGGGACGACCCGCCCGAACTGCACGGCGATCTCGGCCCCGAGCGTGGCCTCTGTCGCCGGGAGCACCGCCTCCGCACTGCGGCTGGCGGTCTCGCGCAGGAGCAGTTGCAGCGGCAGCCGCACGGCCTCACTCACGCTGCGCCAGGCCGGAGCGATCAGGCGCTCGACGTCGAGCAGGTTGCCGCTGCGCAGCGCGGCGCGCATGGCGTCCGTGTCGAGGTCCGCCTGGTAATCACTGAACGCCACCTGCCAGAGCGTGCGGAGCTGCGGGTAGGCCCGGTCGGCCTCACGGTGCAGGAGCTGCCAGGATTCCACGCGCGACGGCGTGTCGACGAAGCGGCGTTGCGCAGGACGCGCGGCGACAAGGATGGTGAGGGGCATAGGCTAGAGGTCCTCGTCATCCGGGAGCGCGTCCGGGAGAGTATAGTCTGACTCAGGACTTAATCCTAAGTATACATTCCTGAACTCTTCCGGCGGCACGACGGTTTCTGCCATGCCTGGCGCGTATTGATTGAGGGCAGTGGCAATGTGCTGCGCCACCTCGGCTTGTTTGGCCGAACTGAGTGCAAATAAGTTCTCCCAGACGACGCTGTACGGCTGCGCCGGCGCAGGGAGGGCCCCCAGCAGCAGCAGCCGGTCAATCAGCGGCCTGAGCAGGCTCTGTTCCGCAAACGTCGTCTGACGGCGGCTCACCCGTTGCAACCACGCCTCTTGGTCCTGTTCGGAAGCTAATTGCCCCCTCTCAGACCCGGTGAGGATGCGCTTGGGAATGCCCGTGGTCCCGGCGATCAGGTCAATCAGCACGTCGAAGTGATCGCGCGGGCTCGCGGCCTGACCGCTCAGCTCCTTGATCGTGGCGCCTTCAACGCGGAGGTAATCTTTCAAGCGGAACTGAAACTCCTCGATGGCCTGCTTGAAGACCTCCTCGTCCCCGGGCTGGAGTTGATAATCATCACGGCCCTCTAAGCCGATTAAGCGACTTGCCCCACGCCAGAAGAACTCTGCAGAGCCCCCCACCACCTTCAGCAAGTCCTCCAGGCGGTCAAACACGGGCTTGAGCCGCGGAATGCCGTACACGTCGTCGTCGAGGCAGTCTTCGGCGACGTGCAGCACGCGGCTGGCGTGCACGAACCCGATCTTGCGCGGCAACGTGCGACTCGAA